CTCGATAATCAGGCAGGTCCGGACGTCCAGCGTGGTGGTGCCGAGGTAATACGGGGACGCCGAGTAAGGAATGAACAGCCCATGGTTGCCGCTGGCATACGGCCCGGCGGCGGCCGTCGCGTTTAGGTAGCCAAGGGCAGCAGCAAAGGCGAGGCTGTCGTCTGTTGTGCCATCGCCCGTCGCGCCGAACCACTTGACATTCACCCGTCCAGAAAACTGCCGCACCCAGGCGCCGGATTTGCCGGTCGGGTCAGAGACGGGAGCGACATAGATTCCCTGGTTCGGATCGGCGCCAACGTGGGCCGAGAGATCCGCTCCGGACCATACGAACATGCCCTCGCGGCCCGTTTCCCGAAGAAACACTGCCGGCACTCCGCTCGGCGCATTCGAAACTGCGATCCGGTCGGCAACATGCTGCACTTTGTCTGCAACATTCGGAGCGCCGGCGTTGATGCTCCACACGCCTCCGGCAATCGTGATGTCGCCCTTGTCGCCGTCCGCGGGTTCGCCGGAAATCGGCCTCGCCTGTATTTCCGCGTACCACTCGGCAGCGGTGACCAGCGACACCGTCTTGGTGCCGGTTCCGAAATTGGTGAGGATTCCGTTGCAAGGGTCGCGGGCAATCGTTCCGTCGGCCTGGAGAGTCCCGCGTCCGACCTCGGCGTGGTTCGCCTTGTCGAACATCACGGAATAATAAAATTGGTCGCCCGCCTGCAGCGCGGAAGTGAAGCTGGTGTAGCCCGGGACGGCCGATCCAAGCACCAGATTCCCGGTGCCGGTCGTGTTCGAATAATTACGTACGAGGTCGACGAATTTCGGCTCAAATGGCATCCGCCATCCTTCCAGAATCTCTGCGTTGAGAGAGCTTGCGGGCAGAGCGAGCGCTGCTCCGGTCAGTGTCATGACTGAACGACGCGTGACGCTCACCGGTTCGCTTGCCGCCATTTCGGATCCCCTTGCCTCGTGCGCGATGGACAACGCGCAATGAGGGCAAAAGAGCGGACGCGATCGCTCACGCCCGCTCTTCCGGGGGAAATCGAAGGCTTAGGCGAATTGCAGAAGCTTGATCGCTTCCGAGTTCGTCACCTGCCCGCCGATCCGCTTCGTTGCATAGAAGTGGACAAAGGGCTTGTGGGTGTACGGATCGCGAAGAATTTGTGTCGTGTTTCGCTCGGCGATCACGTAGCCGGCCGTGAAATTGCCGAACGCGATCGACAGGCTTCCCGCCGCCATGTCGGGCATGTCCTCGGCTTCGATCAAGGGATAGCCAAGCAGCGTCGCGGGCGTGCCGGCCGAAAGGCTCGGCTGGAACAGGAACGCGCCTGTGCTGGTCTTGAACTTGCGGATTTCCGATGCGGTCGCCGAGTTCATCACGAACACCGCGCCCTGCCGGTAGGGCGAGCGAAGCGTGTGGACGAGATCGAGCAGCACGTCCTCCGGATTGCTTGCCGGGAACGCGCCGGAATTGCCGGTGCCGATCGTCTGCAGCGTTCCCATCGGCCTCACACTGTCGATCGCCGCGGACGTCGGCGACGAAAGGAAGCCGAGCGGCTGGTTGGTACCGTTCCCTGACACAAAAGCCGCGCCCTCGGCCCGCGCGAATTCCTGGGCAATCTCCTGCGCCAGCCACGCCTCCACGTCGAACGCCAAGTCGTCGATCATCTGCTGCGATGCCGCAGGGTTGGCGTAAAGGTCGCCCGCTGGTGGCGCGATCTCGGTAAAGGTCGGGGTTGCTGTTTCGGGACGGTCGGCGTCATAGGCTGCCCAGCCCGAAGGTGTTCCGCCGCTCGCCACCAGCCTTCGGTATCCGGCGCTTCCGACCTTCACGACATTGGCGATCGACCGGATCGGAGAGATCGCCTTCAGGGTCGCATCGATCTGGCTGTCGAGCTCTTCCGGAACCGCATAGCCGCCGAGCGCTCCGGTCGAGCTGTCGATGGCTTTCATCTCCAGCCCACCGGTAGTTCCGCGCCGCAAATATTGCTGGAAAGCATCATTTGTGCTGCCGGATTTAACGCCGTCCAGTGCCGGCCGCTGCGCCTGGATCGCTCCCGCAGCGATCTTCGCCTTCAGCGTCTCCAGCTCGGCTTTGAGCGCCGCAATACCATCGTCCTGTTGCTCGATCGCGTCGAACGACGCCTCGAGCGTATCCGCCTTCACTTCCACCATGCCCGTCTTCTCCTTTGAATTTCGCGCAAACAAAAAAGGGCCGCGGTTTTCCGCGACCCTCGTGACCTCATCGTCATCCCGGCCGCCGAGCCGGGATCCACCTATTGTTCCCGTTTCGGCGGCTGCTCGATCACCTTGATGGAGATCATCCGATCAACCAAGACCTCATGGTCCGACATACCGAGGTGCCCGTAGGATCCTTCGTAGCTGGTGCGACGGCCGATGAAGTCGACTGCGTAGAGCGCGCCATCAGGATGCGCGTTTCTTGTCGCAAAGCCCGCCAGCCAAACAATCGGCCTTAAATCAGATTGGCCGCAGGTCTTCGCTGGCGAGGGACAAAACCTCGATCCTTCAAACTCGTCGCGCCACAATCCTCTCCAGCGCTGCGGTGGATCGAACTTTACGCACTCGTCGATCGGAATGCTGGCATAATATTCCCCGTATTTGTCTTTCGCCTTGTAGGTGCAGCTGAACGGGGGCAATCCAAGTGCCACCGTCAGACGATCTTGCAAGTGTCGGTAAGCTCGCGCGGGCGTCGCGCGCGGGTTGGACCGCATGCACGCCGACGTCAGAAGAACCATTGAAAGCAGGCACAATGCACGCTTCATGCCGCAGCATCACCCATTCACGCGACGCTTTCAACCGCATGCACCCGCGCCAGCTTCTGCATCGGGCGAGCAACCAGGCTGACTTCGACAAGATCCAGCGAATGGAGTTCCCGCAGGCCATCCGCCTGCTTCGCCTCCCGCACTCGGTAGCCGAAGCTTAGCCCTTTCAGTTTCCCGCCGCTCAGCAGCTCCCCGACCTTCGCCGCGCTCTCTCCCAAACGCGCAATCACCCGCAGTCCGCGCCCATCCTCGCTCAGATGCTCGATCGTCCCGATCGGCTGCCCCTGATGCTGCCACAGCAAAGGCACCTCGCCGCTCCGCTTCAGGCTCTCGGCGAACGCGCCCTTTCGCACTACGTCGCCGCCGCTGTCCGGGTGATCGAACACTGCCGCATATCCGGCGAATCTCATCCGCCCAGCATCCCCGCCAATTTCATCCTGACAGCAAGCCCGATCAGCACAGCCACGAGCCCGATCCGCACCAGCCAGCCAATCACCGCCCGCCGCGCTGTCCGCTTGGCGTCGCGCCATGCGCTCAAAAGCTCCCGCAGCTCGTCCATGTCGCGCCGCGCCCTCTCGTCATCGAGCCCGAGCGACGCCAGCGCCCGCCGCGCCCCGGCCTGGCTCGATTCCTCCACCAGCGCCCGCAGGCTGACGACGTCCAGGCATCGTCCCTCCGCCTGCGCCAGCAATGTCGCCAGCAACATGTCGGGATTGAGAGCGCTCACAGCTCGCCCTTCTTCGGCCCGAACCCAACCATGTCGCGTTTCTCCGCTTCGCTAAGGAAATCCGCCGACGCGACCTGCTGCCACAAGAGCGCCCGGTCCTCGGCAAGCTCGCTGATCTGATCGGGGTCGGAGGCCAGCCGAACGGGGCCGATCCAGTCGCTCAGCATCGTCGACAGCCCGTCCAAAATCCGCGCCGCCATCGGCAGGATCGTCTGCCGGTACAGCGCCCGCCCCGCCTCGCGGGCATTGGCATAGGTGGCGTCCCCCGGCAGCCCGACCAATACCGGGGGAACGCCGAAGGCGAGCGCGATGTCGCGCGCCGCGCCTTCTTTCAGTGACACGAAATCCATGTCGGCCGGAGTCAGGCTCAGCGCCTGCCACTTGAGCCCGCCTTCGAGCAGCATCGGCCGCCCGGCATTGCCGCTGCCCGAGAAGCTCAACTCCAGCTCGTTCTTCAGCCGGTCGAACTGTTCGGCCGAAAGCAGGGAGCCGTCACCCGGTTCGTAACTCATCGCTCCGCTCGGCCGCGCCGCATTGTCGAGCAGTGACTTGTTCCAGCGGCTGGCGCGATTGTGCACGCTCGCCGCGGCGATCGCCGCATCCATGCAGCCCATCCCGTAATGGTCGTCCCGCGGGCTCAGCGACCGCAGATGCGCCACTTGCATGCGCCCGAGTGCGTCCGTCTTCGCGATCCGCGTCGACTGCAGCCCCACCTGATATTTGTATCCGGTCGTCCATCCACGACCGTCGGTGTCGACGGTCACCCGATCTGGACGGAGGAACGCCAGTTCCGCCGGCCTGTCGTCGGAGTCGGCGAGCAGCTGCACATAGGCGTTGCCGTGAAGCAGCAGCGCAGCCCCGATATTCTCCAGCAGCCCGTCTGCGCAAACAAGCTTCACCGCCGCCGGATCGCCCTCTGCCGCATAGATCGGCAGCGATCCGAGCAGCCCGGACAACAACCGCACCGCTCGCTGGCCGACCGGATTGCGCCGGTAGATCTCGTCGAACTGCGACGAATAACCGACCGCGAATCCTTCTTCGCCGTCCGTCCGGCTCAGCCAGGCCGGCGCGAGCGAACGCGTCTGTTCCGGAGCGGATTTCCGCCCGAACCACCATCCCATACTTACTCCCAAAGAAAAGGGCTCCCGAAGGAGCCCTGAAAGTCCAGCCTTGGCTTACGCCGTCACACCCGCATGATCGCCCGCGCCATCACGTGCCACCCCGGCTTGTCCCATAGGTAATCGACGACAAGGCACGCCGGCGCGTAAATGGCCAGCCAGATCCAGTATGCCTCATGCACCTTCCGGTTTCGGACTACGTCCCAGACCAGCATCGGCGCCAGCGCGACAATGATCCAAAGGTCGGTCGCCCAGGGGTTCGCCGGAAGGCTCGAAGGCAGCCAGTTCATCCGGTCGATCGACGCCGCCAGCGGCGCCGCCGTTCCCAGGAACATCATCCTCTTGTGCAGGCCGGAATTACGCCCGCGGGCCCTCAGCGCGATCGTGATAAAGATCCCGAACAGCACGCCAGCGCTGATCTGCAACAGCAAAATGTCTTCCTTGACGTAGAGCAGCTGCTGCAACGCCGGTCGAGCAGACGCCGGAGCAGTCTGCAATGCGTTCCATGTCTGGTAGTACATGGTCGGCGCAAGCACGATGCCGATGATGACCAGCGCCGGCACCAGCACGAACGCCGCAATTCCCACTTGCTTGTGCATTGCTTCGCGGCCGGTCGCCACCATCACCGTCTGGGTCAGCAACAGCAGCAGGAACGATCCCATTGCCACCGCATGCATGTGCAGGACGATCGGGAACGGCGGCCGAAGCCCCGCCTGCACCGCCTGCACCTTGCCGATGGCGTCCGGGATGAAACCAACCAGGACGACGAAGATGAACCACGCCGCCATGAAGACGAAAATCCAGCGGTCAATGAACCCTGCGCGCGGTGTGCCCGACAGCACGTCCCGGCGCTCTTCGAGAAACGTTTTTCCTGCGATTGTTGCCATGGCGCAGCCCCCTTCGCCTTCGACCAGGGGGTTGATCTATCACCTTTACGCCACCTCCCGCACTTATCCTTCGGTAGTAGTCACAACCTTCGCACCCGCGGCAGTCCTGATCTGGTCTCCAACAGATCCGTCATCGCCCAGACCATCGCGTCGGCGCGGTCCGGCGAATGTCCCGGTCCCTCGTACCCGCCACCGGCGACCAGGCCCGCCATTTGCGCCTCCAGCTCCGGGAAACGCCCGCACAGGAAGGCCGCGCCTTTCTCGAACTTCAGCGCCACCGGCTCGGCGCGGATCGCCTTGCGGTCGCGGGCATACACGAGGTGCACGCGCAAGCCGCTGTCGGCGGCCAGGAGCACGCTCTTCACCATCGCCCCGCCGTTGTTGGCTTCGGCCACGACCCGCGCCGCGCCCCATCGCGCCGCCGCAACCGCGACCCGGTTCGCCCAGCCTTCGGGCGAAAGCCCCTGGACGCTCATGTCGTCGAGCACGAACAGCGAATCTCCGCGCCGCCCGCACACCACGATCCCGCAGGCATCGACGCCCTCACCCACGCCGGCCGGCGGATCGACTCCGACGACAATGCGCTCGCACACCGGCGCAGTCGCCCTGGCCTTCTCAATGTCCTCGGTCGTCCACAGCGCGCCCTCGATCTGTTCGATGAGCTCGCCGTCCAGTTCCTGCCGCCCGATCCGGGTTCCGCCATAAGTCGCGATCATCGCCTCCACGAAGGTCTCGTCGAGGTTGATGTTCTCGTCCGTTCGTCCGGTGGTCGTCACCGTCAGCTTGTCGTCACGAATTCTGGACAGAAGCTCGATCGGCCGCGGAGTCGTCGTGATCAGCACTCGCGGCCGAGTCCCGCGCCTCAGCCCAAACTGCAGGTTCGTCCATGCTTCCTCCGGCTGCCTCCACTTGGCGAGCTCATCCGCCCAGGCAAAATCATGCTCCGGGCCGCGAAGCCCGTCAGCATTGTCGCCCGAAAAAATCTGCGCCTGGCTTCCGTTTCGCCAGGTCAGCCGCCCCAGGCTCGGCTCCCACTCGATCTTGCTTCCGTTGCGCGATCCCACCGCGAGCACGCCGCTCACGCCCTCGACCATCACCCGCCGCGCTTCCTCGATCGTCGCGCCGATCAGCGCGATGCGAACTTCGGGTCGGCTCCGAGCCAGCCCTTCGATCCACTCCGCCCCAGCCCGCGTCTTGCCGAAGCCGCGCCCGGCCATCATCAGCCAGTTGCGCCAGCCATTGTCCGGCGGCGGCAGCTGGTTCCTGTGAGCCCAGCTTTCGAAATCGGCATCGATCGCCAGCACGTCGGCCGCAGTCATGTTCCAGATGATCCGCCGCTGTTCTTCGGGCGAGGCAGAGGCCAGCGCGCGGATCAGCTCGCGCGCTGACCTGAATTTCACTGCGATCAGTCCTCCGCTTCAATTCTTTTGCGGAGCCGCTGCAGCTTGTTGAACAGGCGTTCCCGCACTTCGTCGATGTCCGTGGGCTCGGGCTCGTTCTCAACTTCCACTGCCGTCTCCCGATGCAGCCGCAGCAGGGTGAGAGCGACCGCATTCGGATATTCACGGACCCGCTCTTCCGATCCGTCCTTTCGGGTGACGATCTTCTCGCTTCCATTGAGCGCGCGATCGAGCAGCGCCAGCTCCAGCCGCTGATAACCGGCCGCAACGGCGTCGCGGCAGCTGGCTCGGAATGCCACGTTCGTTTTCCGCCGTCTCCAGGCGCTGCTTGTCGAAACCCCCGCCGCGCTCGCCGCAGCGGTAAAATTGCAGGTCTCCGCCAGCGTGTTGACGTACGCCTCTTCCTTCGCCTTGCTCCAGTCGCGCTTGTTCGGCGCGCGCATCTTCGGCCTGGCGCCCCCACCGAGCACCAGATCCGACCGAGGATCTGCCGGGGGCAGATTCCCGCAGCGGATCTCGTCCTTGGAGCTAGCCTTCCGCCGCCCCGCTGCTTTGCGACCCAT